CCGCGCGACCTCGGCGAGTTTTTTGCCTGCGCCTCACCGAAGTGCGTGAAGTACTTCTTCACCAGAGCTTGCGTCAGGTACATCCCGAACGGGCCCTCGGTGCATTCCTTCACCGCGTCGGCGCCGCTGAGCTCCTTGCCTTCGGTGTTCACGAGGCCGCGGATGTTGCGGTACAGGTCGCCGTCGATGAGGACCTGCGAATCGCTGGCGAAGTCACCGCTCTCGATTCGCTCGGTGAGCTCCTGCATCTGCGCCTTGCTCCGGACCACCGCGTCACACGTCAGGAATCCCTTGATGACCGGGTTCTCCGGCGGGATCGCGATGTCGACGCGGAGCTCGACGGTGGAAATCGCTTTCAGTGTCAGCATGGACTTCTCCTCAGTTGAGCCAGCGCGGGATGCGCCAGCGGTTCAGCCGCCACCGGAGCCTGCGACGCAGGTACCCGATGGACTCAGCGTGCCAGTGGTCGTCTGTCCGTTTCCGAGCGTGACGGTACACGGAGCGCCGTTGAACGAGTTCTCGTTGTCGTCGCGCCCGATGTTGTCGCCGCCGATGCCGATGTCGATGTTCGTCTCGGTGCGGTCGCGCCCGGTGAAGTCGTCACCGATGTTCGTCTCGGCGCGGTCGCGCCCGGTGTAGTTGTCACCGAACGTGTCGCCGTAGTTCCCACCGACGGTGATACGCGGACCGGCTTCGGCGTAGGCTTCGGCGTTGCGCCCGAGGAAGTCGTAGAAGTACTCGCGCTCGTCGCGCGCGTATTCCTGCGACCTCAGGTTCGTGTACGCACCGAACGCCGGTACCGCGATGGCAGCCGCGCCAGTGAGGAAGTCGCGAGCCTTCTCGCCGAAGTCACGTTCGCGCGGCGGAGGTGCGAGGTTCACCGGCTGGCGAGCCTGTATCGCGGCGATGGCACCGAACCCGGCCACTGCGACCGCGCAGACGCTGTCGCCGGGCGCGCAGGCTGCGACGGGAGCACTGGCCGCAGAACGGCTCTGCGCCTCGGCGACGCGAACGCTCGCTTCGGTGTAGATGCTGTACGACGCGGCAGAACCACTGACGGTCTCGGTGATCGGTCGACCATCGGGACCTTCGTAGACGCGCGTGAGACTGGTGCTGGCGCAGCCGGCCAGCATGAGTAGCGTGATGGCGATGAACAGTCGCATGGTGATCTCCTGGTGAGTAAGGCGCGTCCTTGCGCCATGAATTCCTTAGACGCCGGTCGAGTCGCCGAACAGGATGCGGAACTCGTCGCCGCCGGCGTTCGACGCGATGCACGGACCCGACAGCTCCCACCCGTAGTCGCCGTCGATGTCGACTTCGTCGATCGCTTCGATCTGGCCACGGAACGAGAGCTGGCTATAGAGCGTGCCGGTCTCGGTGGTGCGGAAGCGACCGGTGATGATGGTGCCGGCGTCGCGCACGGTCCACGGGTTGAAGTCCGCGAGATCGGTGCGCGCGATCCGCATCTTCCACGTCGCCTTGCGATCGCTGATCGACTGGAAGATGACGCTGGTGTACTCCTTCGACGTGAGAGCATTGTTGAAGGAGAGCTCCAACATCTTGCACCAGACGAGCAGCTCCGCGCCGCCACCGGCGCCGTCCGGATCAATGTACGCGACGGAGTTCGCGTAGGTCGAAACCGGCGGAACCGTCGACGGTAGCGTGATCGCGGGGACAGCCTGCGTCGTGACGGTCGTGTAGTTACCCTGAAGGCGCAGCGTTCCCTTGTAGCGCTCGCCGACTTCCATCTTCAGCGAACTCAGGTTGCCGCGCGCACCGGTGAGCTTCTTCAGCGTGTCGACGTGCCAGAAGTACGCCGAGACCGTCGGGATCGCGGTGCTGATCGGGTTGTACTGCGACTGTTTGTTGGTCGCGCCCGTGAGCGTCTGCGCGAGGCCGCACGGCAGGAGGACCGGCGCGACGTCGGCGACACCGGTGACCGCCACGCCGGGGACCGACGGTGAGTACAGGTCGAACTCGCCTTCGATGAAGGCGCGCTTGTTGGAGACCGAGAACGGGTCACCGGTGAAGAAGGCGCGATCGACCATCCGCTCCTTCTTGTCGAACTCGGTGCCGGACTTGCCGTTCATCAGCATGATGCCGTTCGTGCCGGCCACCGGCACGGAATCGACGTTCTCCGTGACTTCGGCCTTGACGGCGACACCGCGACGCTTGAAGAAATCCAATGCGGGCTGAGCCATGACGCGTTACTCCTCGTTGATGCGCCGAAGCGCGGACTACTTCTTGACGACCGTCTTCGCGGGGACTTCCTGCGGCGTCGACTCGGGGGGAGTCGGCTTCGCGAGGTCTTCGTCGCGAACGAGCTTCCCATCGACGAGCGTGTAGCAGCCGCCAGCGGTCGGCGTGGGAATGAGCAGGGAGGGATCCTTGTTGGACTTGTTGCTCATGGTGCGGTCCTCTGGTAGGTGGTGGTGACAGCGAAGATGATGCTGACCGTGGACAGCGTCTGGCTCGGCGGTCCGTCCTGCGACGACACGAGGACAACGTGTTCGCTCGCACTCGTGGGCGTCCAACCGAGCAGCGCGGCACAGACCGCATCGTGAAGCTCGTTGAGTGCAGCCTCGACCTCGGGCTGATTTTCGGCGTACCGCTGCACGACCAGGTTCACGACGAACTCGACGCGCGCGTGCTGCCGGTAGAGACCGGAGTAGCCGCGCCCGGTGTCGATCGGCGTGAGCCGCTGCGCAGCGACCCAGACCGCCGGGTACGTCTTCGTGAACGCGGTCATGTAGTCGCGGTCGTAGGACGTGCCGACGTGTATCGTCGCGTCGTTGAGCTCCGTGCGAATGCGCGCGGCGATGTCGGTGAGCGTGAGTCGAGCGTTCACTGCGCAGCCTCCTGAATCGCCTCACGAAGCGGTATCATGACCTCTTCGAGCCAGTCGGCCGGGAACGCTGCTTCACGCTCGTCACGCATCGGGAACATCGGGCGCGCGGGAATGGGCGCGCTGCCTCGCCCCCATGCTTTGTTGTCAGGGTTCCCGAACTGATGAACGTTGAAGTACTCGATGCCTTCGCCGGCCTCGATGACAGCCTGCTGCGGAGTCGACGACGCCTTGATGGACGCGTACATCGCTCCCTTCGAAATGAGCATCTGTACGCTCGCTTCGCCTGCACGCTCGCGCGCGGCCAGCGTGACCGGCGAGTGTGGTGGCCACGGCTGTCCCCACGGATCCGTCATCTCGCGGAACGTGCCGCGAATGCGGTCGTGCAGCAGCTCCGCGATCTTGGAGTACGACTCGGGACTGCCCGCCGTCTCCGCGAGAACCTTCGCGAAGGTGGCGAGCATCTCGCTGTCGTCGACGATGGCGCTGAGCGTGGTCATCAGCCGAGCCTCCCGTAGACGAACCATGCCAGAACTGTTTCGGCAGGCTTGATGGGCTCCACGTAGACGATGACGAACTGCTCGTCACCATCCACGAGGCGCTCTGTCACTTCAGGGCGGCTGTCGGTGACCACCGGGTCGCCGCCTTCCGGCGTCGTGGTGGCCGCGAGAATGTACTTCCAGTCGCCGACCATGACGCCAGAGTCGCCGAGCGTCCGCTCCATCTGCGAGATGCGCAGTCCGGCGACCTGCCGAACCGGCGGTCCGGACAGCATCAGTGGCGCGCCGAACTTCTTCAGCAGCGCCAGCGCGGTCGCGCTCAGCTTGATGTAGAGCGGGTTCGCCATGTCACGCGCGCTCCAGCCTCAACGAACCACCGACACCACCGCGCGTGAGCGGGCGGAGCAGGCGATCCACGTGAACGAATCGCTTCTGTCCCGAGAACCGCGATGCTCCGTACGTCACGCTCAGCGGGCCGACCGTTTCCTGCGTGACCGGACGGTCCTCGTTCGCCACGACCAGCTCTTCGCCGAGCGCGATGACCGCGAGTTCGCAGCACGCGTCGCGCAGACGCTTCACCGGCCATTCCTCATAGCCGGAGTCGCGCGGGAACTCCAGAGCTTGCAAGTCCCCGCGCACGCGCGCACCGCGAAACGAGTACGCCGTGTCGATGTACTGCGTCGCCTTGCGAAGAGCGATCTCCTTCGCAGCGGTGGTCGCAGCCGCCCACGAGGTGCGTCCCATGTTCGCGAGGTACACGTCGGCATCCGCGATCGAGATGTACGACTCGGCGTTCGCGAGACCCGTATTGTCTTCGACGATGAGAGACATGGGACGCTCCTAGTTCAGGCGACGCGGGTCCAGCCGCAGGCTTCCCAGTTCGCGACCTCGTCCGGGAGCGCTTCGATCACCTCGTTGTCGCCGGCGTACGCCGGGTTCTTGCGACGCATCGGCACCGTCGCTTCGCTCTCGAGGCGCTTGGCACGCTCCTCGTTCGCGGCGGCAGCGGCGGCAGCGGCTTCGGCTTCCTCGGCTTCGATTCGCTCGCGCTCGGCGAGTTCCTCGGCGGCCTTCGCATCGGCGGCAGCCTGTTCGGCGTTCGCACGCGCGGCCTCGGCCTGCTCGCGCTCGGCACGAGCCTTGTCGGCAGCGGCAGCGGCTTCGCTCGCCGCCTTCGTGGTCTTCTTGGTCATGATCGTTCTCCTAGGTGAACGGTGAGTGAATCGGGCTCGGCCGCGCTAGCAGCCGAGCCCGTAGAACAGCGACCAGGATCAGGGCTCAGCCGAGCAGGATCGCGGAGTGCTCCGACTTCACGTTCTGCACGCCCCACGCGATGCCGATCTCGTAGCGGACACGCCGGTACTGCGCGTAGACCGCGACTTCGAAGGCGAGGCCGGAGCGCGGGTCCTGCACGACCATGCGGTCGTCGGCCGCGTCGCCTTCTTCCGGCAGCGCCGGAGCGCGGGTGAGCAGCACGAGCGCCGAGCGATGGAACGCCACGTTCGACGTCGCGGTGTTCCCGACGGTGACGGCGGTCGCCGAGGTCGGGATCGCCTGACGCAGACCCGGTGCGGCGAGCACGATGGTACCCGGCGCGGCGATGCCGGTCTCGACGACGTACTTGTTCGTGTCGCCCGCGAACGTGACGGTGTCGCCGGCGAGGATCGTACCGGTGCCGGTGATCAGCGTGATGCTGCGAGTGCCGACCGCATATCCCGCCGTGTTCGTCGTGTACGATGCGCCGGTACCCTTCGTCACGGCGCGGATCTGGCCGGACTCGCGGATGTCGAACCCGTGGAGCTGACCGAGGATGCCCTGACGCAGCAGACCCTGATCGCCGGCTTCGTTGACGCGGTACAGGCTCGGCAGCGAGCGGAGGTTCGCACCGGCGCTCGTGTCGACGACGAGCTGGAGATCACCGTCCGGACAGCCGTTGTCCTTCAGGATCTTCAGGATCTGCGCCGAATCGCCGATGTTCGGCGTCGAACCGAACGGAGTCGTGCCGGCGGTGCCGTACGCACGCGACGCGAGCTTGAAGAGGCCGGCGAGGTCGGCCTCGATCTCGTTCACCAGCGTCCGCATCGCCTGCGCCATCTGCTGCTGACGGAGCGTGAGGTAGCCGGGACCGTTGTTGTTCAGGCCGAGCTGTTCCTCGCCCGTCCAGCGGAACGGGACGGCGCGCGACTTGGTGATCTGCAGCGTCTTGTTCGTGAACGTCTGGTCGCCGGTGTCCGGCGGGTTCGTGCTCGGCGTGATGTCCTCGGCGGGCGCGGCGGGCGCGACCGGCGAACGGACGACCTGGCCGACGGCCGCGCGCGAGGCCTGCGCATCGAGCGTGACCGCCGGAATGAAGCCGACGAGTTCGCGACTGACGACGTCGAGCGCGCGATACAGGTCGGGGATGAGATTGGTGAGCGTGTTCGGCATTTCAGCATCTCCTCAGTGGAGGTTGTGGGTCAGTCCTTGATGACGCCGCCGTTCTTCGTGAAGTCCATTCGCTCGGCAGCGTTCATCGTTTCGAAACGAGCGCGGTTGACGGTCTTGGGACCGCCACCACCGGAGCCGCCACCAGACGGAGCACCGGAACCACCTTTCTGATCCGCCTTCAGGATCGCCTCCTTCCTCGGGTATCCGTCCACGATGATGCTGAGCGCCTCGTCGAAGTCGGCATCGTCGCCCGGCTTGACGCGGCTGCGCACGCGCTCGCCACGCTCGTCGAACGCCACGAGCTTGTCGCCGTCCATCTTGAACCGTGCGCCGAAGACGGACTGCACGATGTCAGGAGGGATGGCCATCTTCTCGGTGACGAACTTCGAGCCCGCGAACGTGTTCGTGAGCTTCTCGTTGAAGATCTTGGCGTTCAGCTCGGTGAGCTGCGCCTCGCGTTCCGCGAGCTTCTTCTCGTACTCGCCGCGAATGGACTCCTTGATCTTGTCCACCTCGCCGGCGTCGACGAGCTTCTTGTCGTCCAGGTTCTTGACCGTGGTCAGCGCCTTCCGCGCCGCCTCGACGTCGAGGTCGCCGAACTTCTCGAGCTTCGCGAGTGCCTCTTCCTTCGCAACGCGGTGATCCCGCGACTCGGCGTTGAGTCGCTTGATGGACGCCATGGCGTTCGCCGCGTCGAAGGGAACTTCCTTCCCGTCGTCGTGGATGTACACCGGCATCCCGTCCTGCAGGACCGCGTTCCCGTTGGAATCGATCTTCAGTTTCATCGTAGAGCTCCTGAGCTTCCGCTCGTTGGGATTTGGGCTTCGCGCCCGAGGAAGCAGGACGACCATCCGGTCTTGAACTGCGGAACCGGCCATCCGGCCATGAAGCGACGGTCATCCGACCGAGAGAATTGGGACCATCCGGTCCTGAGAACACGGAGAAGACGCGCGTTCTGCGCGCGCAGCATAGCAGAGGCCGAAGTACTCGTGGCCACTGAGCACGCGCGCCCGTGCGGCCTCACTTGCGGCGCTCATACGTCACTCCGTTGTCGCCAGGAAACGGTTCGCGGTGGTCGTTCGCGCCGCTGCGAATCTCGCTGGGAATGCCAGCGGGGAACGCGCGGCAGCGCGCAGGGTCCGCGAAGCGATGCGCGCACGTGACGCAGGGAGTGCGCGCGACGAGCGTGTCTTCGTCGGTGAAGCGACTGGGAATCTTCTTATCCACCGGGGATGTGCTCCAGAATGATGAATCGGCGGTAGCGGCCATCGACGAGCTGTCGCGGTCCTTCGGCGATGAAGCGGAACGCGCTGCGGTGGTCGAGGATCAGCTCGCGCTCACCGACCGAGCCCGAGATCGCACGCGTTCCGGGAGGCATACGCACCTCCATGAACGTGTCGATTCGCCGATCGTCGGAGTTTCGCATGATGAAGTAACTCGCGGTGTACGGCTCCGCAGAGACGCTCGTCAGGCCAGCAGCCTCGAACGTGTCGCCGACGCGAATGGACTCCAGCATACGACCGAGCTCGCTGTCAGGACGATACGACACGCCACGGAACCCGCGCATCGCTTCCTCAGACGGCGGAGCGTTCGCGATCTGTTCGCGAAGGAGCTCGGCCTGCGTACGCGCCTCGTCGCTGCCGCGCCCGGTGCGCAGGTACTCGTTCAGCTCGCGTGCGCCAGCGTCCTTCACATAATGGTCGTGAGCAGCAGACAGCTCGTCCTCCCACCGCATCGCCTCGACGTGGCGTTCCTCGATGTAGTCCAGCGCGTGACCGATGTCTACGATCGGCGCACCGGTCTCTTCGTCGGTACCGGCCTCGGTACTGTACGGTTCGTCCCATGCTGGCGGGTAGTCGTGCAGCGTCTCGATCGGCGAGGGCGCAGCGGGCTCTTCCGCCAACATCTCTTCGATAGCGCTCTGCTCCTCCGTCGTCGGAGTGGCGTCGGGCTCCGTCTGCTGCTCCTCGACGTCACCGACCTGCGCAGCCTCGCTCTCCTCGGCCTCGGTCGGGTAGCCGAGCACCTCTTCGCGCAGTTCGCTGAGCGTGACGACCTGACCGTTCTGGTTGATGAGGTCGGCCGTCGTGATGACTTCGCTGCGCCAGAGCTCGGCGCGGCCTTCGCCGAGGATGTCGTTCTGCTGCTCGGGAGTCAGCGTCTCGAGCCAGTCGTCGAACTTGTCGATGTCCTTGCCGCCGTCTTCGGGCGGTCCGTCTTTGAACTTCTGCGGCAGCAGGATGCAGCGACACCACGGGTGGAGCGCCGGCGACGCGTAGGGAATGTCATGTCCGATCGGCTCACCATCCATGTCCCAGAGTTTGCCGGCGCGCTCAGCGCACTCGATGCAGACCTTGGGATCCAGGATGGCGTGCCATTTCAGCGCATTGACTCCGTTCGCTGCCATGGTGGCGCGCCTGCCCGCATCCGCAGCGGAGTGGACAGTCGCGTCGCCGACGCCCCGAACCTTTCGGATGGCGTCATCTATGACACCGTTCCGCAAGTCTTTGCCAGTGCCGAGTACGCGCTCGACGACTTCCTTGCCCGACTGCCCGGCCTCGGCAGCGAGACGAATCTCTGCGGTCATGCGATCCATGAGCCGCTGCGCCTGTACCGCGAACGTTTCGTCGAGCGTCCTACCCATCAGCGTGAAGTTCGATGCGGTGCGCGCGACGAGTGCTTCGCCGGCCACCGTGGGGAACGCGCTCGCGCGTGCGGCGAACTTCGCCTCGATCGGCATGAGCTGTCGCACTGCGCCGACCTTGCGCGCCGCGATGCCTGCGTACGCGCTGGTCACGATGGTGTCGATCTGCTTCAGCAGCGCGTTCAGCTCCTTCTTCGAGTACCCGCCGAAGTCGGCCGTCCCCATGGCGCTCTTGATCTTGCGCGCCATGGTGCGCAGGTCTACGGTCGAAGACGCGTTGAGCCCGTTCGCCACGCGAATGAGGCGCAGCGCGTGCTCGACGTACTTCTGCGTGACGGTCTTGGCCACGGCTCACCTCACTGCTGCGGCGGAACGACAGGCTTCGCGCCCGGTGCCGGAGTCTTCGGCTTGCCAGTGAGCGGATCGATGTCGTCGACGACCGGCTTCGCGCCGGGTTGCGGTGCGACGGGCTCGTCGTTCGCGACACGCTCCTGCTCGTCCTCCCACTCCAGCTCCTCGCTGAGGATGCCTCGGCGCTGCGCCTCGCCGAACGTGCTCTGGGACGATACGATGCCGCGATTGTTCAGGTCCATGACGATCTTCATCGACTCCAGCGGCGCAGCGTCCGGCTCGAGATTCGCGACGAGCTCGACGGTGCCGCCGGAGGTCTCGTTGCGGTACTTCGCCACCGTGTCCAGCAGCGAGCCGATCGTGGTCTCGAGGTCGTTGACGAACGCGCCGAGCGGCGAGTTCTCACGCGCGGCCTCCTCGCTGCTCTGCGTGGCGGTCTTCGTGCCAGCCGGGTTGACGAGGAGCTTGGCACCGGCCTCGCGCATCTCGTCCTTCAGGCTCTCGAGCGAATCGCGTCCGGACTTGATCGCCGCGCCAGTGTGTTCCACGAACTGGAGCTTGCCGTCATGCGGGAGCTTGATCGCGCTCTTCGCACCGATGGTGATCTGCGCATCGTCATCCATTCCCATGGCCACCAGGATGGGGACGCTCGCGATCTCGAGCAGCGAGTCGTTCGACGACTGCTGGCACCAGTGCTTCACGTTGAGGTATGCGAGCTCGCGCAGCAGCGGCTCGGCGGTCATGAACCCGGTTCGCTTCGCATAGAGCGTGACCAGCGCGATCTCGCCGAGCTCGTTGGGAATGCGCTCGGCCTCCTGCCACCGGAACTTCCCTTGCGCGTCCTTGATCTTCTCGTACGTGGCGATGTCGGCGCGCGTGTAGACGCGAATCTGCTCGACGTCTGTGACACCGAACTCGCCGTCCTCGACTCGCTTCGTGAAGCGAACGCGGAGCTGAGTGAGTACGCCGCGCTCCTCGCGCCAGCCGACGATTCGCTTCGCGCTCACGTGGACGAGGTACGGGCGGAGCTTCGCCTTTCGCTGCTCCTCCAGCGTACGCACGTCGCCGCGCGGCGGAGCCTCGACGAGCGCGTGCGAGAGCCCGTACGCCATGGCGTCGCGCGCCCATGTCTTGCAGAAGTCATTGAGCGATCTCTTCTGCATGTCCACGTCGTCGAGCACTTCCTCGACGATCCACGATGGCACGTCCTCCTTCGGCTTGATCGGCTCGAAGAACGCGCGGCCGATGAGCGCCTTCAGCGTCTCCTCGAACGCGGGGAACAGAGTGGACGTGGACAGCCGCGCCTCGTAGTCCTTGGGGTCTTCGAGCGTGCGTCGCGGCAGGAACAACTCACCAGCGGCGCGCATGGCCGGCGTGCCGCCGAGCAGTGCGTCGATGATCGGCCATTCTTTGGCCATCGCGTCGACTTCGGCGATGGGCGTCTCGATCGGGTGGCGGGATTGCGCGGTGCTCATGGCTCAACCTCTCAGGCTGGAAACGGACGTGGTTCGCTTGCGTGCGAGCACGCGGTAGCGCGTGTCGTCGTAGACGTGGTCCTCGGAATCGCTGTCGATGTCGTCGGGGTCGTCTTCGTCGCGTGGCAACGTGGGAAGGAGCGAAGTAGCGGCGCGACAATGGTCCATGAAGTAGAGACCAGGTCCTTCGCCGTCCTTCGCTGCTTCGAGCATGTCGCGCATCAACTGGAACCCTTGTTTCCGCGAACCGGGTCGCTTGTCACTGTCGTTCCACTTGACTCCCTCGCGCTCCATCTTCGTCTTGATGCTCGGGACGCTCGACTCCCTACGCTCGCCGATCTGGTTGTCGGCGGGGCCGGGATGCACGGTGCCGGTGATCCACTGGCCGGCGCGTAGTTCGGCCTCGCGCTTCTTGATGCCTCGCGCGATGCTCTTCGCGCTGAGCTTGAGGCCCGTGTTCGTGCCGATGTCGGCGCTGCCGTACCATTCATGGATGCGAATGAGCGTGCCGCGCGGTGGCGCGAACTTCTTACCGTTCGGCAGGATCGCTTCGGTGCCGTCGGCCTCCGCCCACCATCCCACGCTGAACGGGTGTGTGGATCCCCAGTCAAACGAGCGATCCACGCGCCACGACGACGGGACCTTGAAGCGAGGCACGATGTGGACGGTATCGTCCCAGACGTCGTCGAACGCGCCACCGGCCACGATGTTCCAATCGCCCCAGAGCCACGCGCGACGCTTGTTGTTCTCGGTGATGTTCTCGAGCTCGGCGATGTACTCGGGCGCGAGGTACCTGTTCTCCTTGTACGAGCCGAAGAGTCGAACCTGTGTCTTGGTCACCGACTCCCTGCGTTGCGTTCGCGGGTTGAATACGTTCGTGGTCTTGCGCACGACGCGGCCCGGCGGAGCAACGTCGATGAACCTACGCTTGATCCAATTGTGGCCGGGACCGTAAGGGTTAGTCGTCGCGAACACTTCGAGCGGAATATCCGGCAGCAGTGAGCCGTCTTCGCGCGGGTGGTCGCGCGGTATGAACGACGTACGATTGCACGACATCATCAGGTCGAACAGTTCGCTCGTCGGGTACTTCGACAGTTCGTTCCAGCCGATGAACGGAAACTCGTGGCCGTGATAGATCCAGTAATCCTGCTGTCGCTTGATGTGTCGGAAGACCAGCGTCTCACCTCCCGGCCATCGCCATTGGAACGAACCACTGCCACCGGTGAACCGAGCTCCGTCGCCCAGACCGCTGAACCAGCGAATCGACTTCGCGACGATGTCAGCGAGGTTCTTGTACTCGCGGTCGAAGATGACACCATTCCAGAACGCGCCGTATCCCATGCCGACACGCGTGCGAAACCGCATGAGCTGAGCATCTGTCTTACCCGGTCCACGTGTACCTTCGTAGAGCACGACGTTCGCAGGACACGACAACGCAAGCGTCTGTGAGCCGGGCAGCGGCTTCCAAACGGTGTGTTCCTCGGCGACGACGGTGTTCATTCGCGCACTAGAGCCTTGAGTCGCGTCTGCTGGTCGCTCGCGAGTCGCTCCCATTCGTCGACGTCGAGCATGGCGGGGACGCGAATGACACCACCGACACCGTTCTTCCCGTTCGGGTTCTTGACTTTACCGTTCTCCGGCTTGAGCTTGAAGATGGCGGCGAGCTCGCGCAGCGCGGCGACGCGCCCGCTGTCGTACGCACTGTTCGCAACGGCAGCGAGATTCGCGACGATGCGGTTCGGTGTGATCAGGTCCTCGAGCTTCGCTTCGTCGATGCGACGGTTGATCTCGAGGTTGACGCGTTGCTCGCCGAGCGCTCGCTTCGCCCATGCGCGGGAGTTCAACCGCGCGACGCCGGCGCGAATGGCCGCTGCGCGTGCGTTGAAGTCGCGCAGGTACTCGTTGACGAAGCGCTCCTCCTGCGCGGTCAACGCAGGCTCAGGCGCAGCGACGTCTATTGAGCGCGAAGGCTTCTTCGCACTCGCGGGCGATTGCTTGGCAGTGCGTCGGGACACGGGTTGGCTCCTGGATGCAGCGCGGCGCGCGACGCAGGTCGCCAGCCAGGAACTGACGCGGAGGGAGGTCGCGCGCCGCGCTGCGGTCCGCACTGTAAGTCGCGTCACCGAGCACCGCAAGTCGCGCACGTCGCGCGGCGACTGTTACATCACCGATCGCAGCGCGGGGAGCGTGATCGCTTCGCCGACGTTGTCCCTTTGTGGAGGGATCTGCACGATTGCGCGTGCAGCGGAGCGCGACTCGGCGCGACACGTTTTGAGCCTCGGCGGGCGCAGATGTAACAGCAGATGTAACAGTCTCAAACCGCACAACGGCGGGAGCTAGAGGGTCGTCTGTTACATCTGTTACACCTGTTACACCTATTTAGATTAAGTAGAGGGAACAGTAAATGCACTCCTTAACTAATAGATTTGTCAAAGGTGTAACGTGTAACAGGTGTAACATCACTTTCCAAATTTCCCTTGTTTTAGGGATCAACGAGCGACTTTGCGACGGTTACACCTGTTACATCACATCGCTCGTTTTCAGCGCTCAGAGCCCGCGCACCGAGACCCGAGCTTCTCCGCAGTGAACGCCAAGTGCCTGTTCCAGCGGCAAAAACTTGCATTGGTCTGTGCGCGGCCTCCACTGCTAGGCTAGGCGGCCCCGAGTGTAACAACTGCCGACGCGACCGAGTCGGTCAGGAGCGAGCGCGTGCCAACGAAGAAGCCTGTCGCACTGAACCTGCGACGTATGCTGGAAGAGAAACTGCTGAGCAGCGGCATCAGCGCGAAGGACGGAGCCGCAATGAAGTGCGACGTTCGCAGCGCGGACAACGCACCGAGCGACATTCCCATCAAGGAGGCCGGGTTCATAATCCCGTACTTCGACATCCACGGGAAGCCGCTCAAGTTCTGGCGCTACCGCTACCTCATCGAGCCGAAGCCGAAAGGGTTCGCGGCGCTCACGAAGCGAAAGCCGCTGAAGTACGTGCAACCTCCGAAGAGCGAGGTTCGCATGTACCTGCCTCCGATCTTGGACTGGGCTGCTCTCGCGAAGGACTCGTCGGAGACCATCATCATCACCGAGGGCGAACTGAAAGCGTTCAGCGCCTGCGCGAACACGCCATACGCGTGCATCGGGCTCGGTGGCGTATGGAGCTTCAAGTCGAACTCGCGACACGAGCCAGTCATCCCCGACTTCGACGCGTTCAAGTGGGAGGGTCGCCCGGTCTACATCGTGTACGACAGCGACGCGGTCACGAACCCGAACGTCATGATGGCGGAGAACGCGCTCGCGCGCGTGCTGCTGTCACGTGGCGCAGAGCCGCACATCGTGCGACTGCCGGCACTGGCCGACGGTGCGAAGTGCGGCCTCGACGACTACCTCGTGGCGCACGGTGCCGAGCGACTGGAGGACCTGCTCGAGAAGTGCGAGACGTGGCGCAGTGCGAAGGAACTGCACAAGCTCAACGAGGAGGTCGTGTACGTGCGCGATCCCGGCCTCATCCTGCGCCTCGACAACCTGCAGAAGCTCAGCCCGCGCGCGTTCGTTGACCACGCGTTCGCGACCCGCATCTACTACGAAGAGGTCGTGGTCAAGAAGGACGTCAAGCTCATTCCCAAGAGCGCGCCCAAGGAGTGGATCACGTGGCCATCGCGCGCCGAAGTGCCGAAGATGTCCTACGAACCAGGACAGGAGCGAATCGACA